GAGAGGCGTATCCGGCTGTGGACGTAAAGCAGCAGCTACTGGCGTACAAGGAGTGGCTGAAGGCGAACCCTGCAAAACGCAAGACGCGCAAGGGGCAATTGCGGTCGATCACGTACTGGCTATCAGGCAAGCAGGACAAGGCCGGGAGTCCGTCTCTTTTCGACTCAAAACCTCAACCAGAAAAACTTCGAATCCGAAGCGGGCCAGTAGCTCAGCCAACGGGCTGAGTGGAGGTGTTTATGCCGAAAAGCAAAGCGAATATAGTTTCAATCAACGCCCACGATGAGCTTGTTGATGCGAAAGAGATCGGAGCGCGTCTAGGCTTTACCGCCGACTACATCAACCGTATGGCCAATGCCGGTAAAGTCCCATGGGTGGGATTTAAAAACGGCGCGAGGGTGTTCCGGCGTTTCAATCCTGCTGCCGTCATCGAAGCCCTCACTCACGACGTGGAAGAGCCTGTACCGCCAGAGCCAGTGCGGCCTGAGGTAGCCCGCCGCCAGAGAGCTTGACAAGACTCTAGGTATACCATGATGATGGTATATATGAAACCCACGATGAAGCTACCTGAGCGAAAGTGCCTGCGCTGTGACCATAGTTGGACGCCGCGCATTTCTCAACTACCAAAAAAATGCCCAAGCTGCGGATCGCCGTACTGGAATAGGGAGCGCGGACCAAGACAAGTACCTATATCTGATTTTCGAAAATTCCTCACCCCGAAGGAAAGAGTTAAGGCCCGGAAATTGGCGAAGCAATCATGGGAAAAAAGGTATTTGGAATTCTTCTCAATAGTTGTGCAGGTAACCAAACAGCGGATCAAGGAGTATGAGGCAATTGAGCGGATTTTAAATGCTGGCGATGAGAAAGCGGCCATCGACGCTATGAAACAACACATCTACCAATTCCTCACATCGGCATCAGCGAATGGCCTCACTCTGGAACGGATTGAAGTGGGCGAGCGCATGATTGAAGCGATGGCAAAGAGTGATCTGAGCGCTGTAAATCAAGGCGTGAAATAAACATTCCGGGAGGGAATTTAGTGAAAGAGAAAAAAGGCACCACTGAGCGTAACCAGTCATACCAGCAGCCCGAGCCGACGCTGCGCAAGCGCAGCGGCAAGCCGGGAGTCTGGTCTGTCCGCTACCGCCGCTATCTCGCGGGCGATAAAATTGAGCGCCCTTGTGAAATCCTTGGCGACGAAATAGAGTACCCCACTCTCGCGGCGGTTAAGAAGAGTAATAAGTACAGGGCGCTCCTGAATCAGATCAACGATCTTCAGCACGCCGTGTTCGTCCGCGATCTCATCTACATCTATCGCAAGAAGCACGTAGTGACCCTGCGGCCAAAGTGCCAAGAGAGCTACAACAACAATCTGAACTATCTGGAAGATAAGTGGGGTGAGATGCGCCTCGATCAACTCGTCACCAGTGGATTAAAAATTAAGCAGTGGCTGGAGGGTAAGCTGTACTCTGTACGCAACCCAGAAGAAGAGCTTTCTTTTCAGACCCGCAAACACATCCGTGTACTCCTGAGCCAGATACTGAACTACGCCGTGTTGAACGGTGATCTTGCCTACAACCCGTTCAATGAGATGAAGATTCTGACGAAGGGTGGGGCGCGGCCAGTGGAGCGCGATTTCTATATCGAGCCGGAGCAGTTCCTCTGGATGCAGCGCGACCCGGAGACGCCCGAGTATGTGAAGATGATGCAGTTGATCGCGTACTGCTTAGGTCTGCGGGGAGACGAGTTTCTGGCCTTGCGGTACGAGTACATCGACTTCGATGCGGCGCAGCCAACTATCCACATCAAGCATAGCGTGGTAGGTAAACACGTCCGGCCAACCAAGACAGCGGCATCGGAAGCCAAGCTGCCGATATGCGATCTGATCGGCGCGGCGCTGCTCTACTACAAAGAGGAGAATCCGCCAGTCAGTGGGTGGGTCTTTGGCTCAGCAGAAACAGAGCGTCCCTTCTGGCTGGGCACTGCAACCCAGAAACATCTACACCCTGCCCTGCTCCGAATGGCCGCGCACTTTAAGCTGGGAGAGGTGCCTAAGGGGACCGGCTTCCATGCGTTCAGGCATACCTATCGCGCTCTAATGGACGAGCTAAACTCACCAGCAGAAGTGCAGCAGCGCCTCATGAGACACGCCGACCCGGAGATGACCAAGCACTACGGCAAACACGGCTGGGCGATGAAGCGACGGATGCGGGAAGTGCAATCCAATGTCACAGAAATGGCAATGGCCGGAACGGCGGTAAAGTAGATGCCCAAATCTGGACTCAAATTGGACTCAACTTTTTTCGACCCCTACCGTAAGTTGTTGATTCTGGTGACCCCGGCAGGATTTGAACCTGCGACCTCCGGTTTAGGAATTCGATGTTTTTCCCTGTTTTCAACGATTTATAGCAAACTTAACCACTCAAATCGATTCATAGAATCAACAACTTACAGATGTTGAAAAGAAACTGGACTTAGATTGGACCTAAAGTATGGGTCCAGTTTAAGTCCAGTTTTGCTTTGTCAGAAGGGAGCTTTCCATGGCCACCGTTGATATCGATCTGGAGCGCGGAGTCCCCGCCAACACAGAAGCCGAGCGTACCATCCTTGGCGCGATCCTACTGAGCAACGTGGCCTACTACGAGGCGGCTGAGCACCTCGTCTCGGAGGACTTCACGCTCGACTCCCACCGCCGGATTTTCCTCCGCATGGGCAACCTGATGGACGCGCAGCGGGTTGTGGATTTGGTCACGCTGGCCGAAGAGATGGCGCGGTGCAAAGAGATCGAAGTGATCGGTGGAGTCTCCTACCTCGCCTATCTCACTGAGGGTCTTCCACGCCGTCCGCACATCGAAAGCTACATCCGCATCGTCAAGGAGAAGTCCACTTCCCGGCAACTGATGAACATCTCCAAGGTGACGATCATGCGAGCCGCCGATCAGGTGGAGTCTGTCGGCGAGGTGACCGCTTCCGCCATCGAGCAATTGCAGGACACGCTGGCCAGCGACCGCAAGCGCAGCGGGATGGAAATCGCCGACATCGTTGCCGACGACACGCCTCTCTTTGAAGCCGAGGCCAGTGCTCCCATGGGCAGCATCGTCGGCGCTTCCCTGTTCACTCCTGACCTGTCGGCGATCACCGGAGGCATTCAAAAAGGTGAACTCTGTCTCCTCTGCGCCCGACCGCATCAGGGCAAGACCGAAGCCGCCATCCAGACGATTCTCCGCAATGCGCAGCGCGGCCTGCGTGTCCACGTCTTCTCTCTGGAGATGAAGAGCCGTCAGATCATCCGGCGCATGCTTCGCTACATGGCCCGCGTTCCGGTGCAGAGCATGCGCGACCCGCGCTGCCTGAATCTGGACGAGCGCGACCGGCTGCGCTGGGCACGGCAGGAGCTTGTCAAACTGCCCATCGTGATCGACGACACCCACGAGTTGACGGTGACCGAGTTCCGCTCCCGGAGCATTCTGGCGGCGCTGCGCTGGAAGGCGGATTTAATTGTCTGCGACTACGCCCAGCTACTCCTCGTGCCCAAGGCCAAGAACGGTCTGGAAGAGGCGAAGAAGCAAGCCGAGACTCTGCGCCACATCGCCCGCGACTACTGCCGCACGCTGGCGCTGGCTCAGCTACGCCGCGCCCCGCCGAACGATCTCAACCGCTACCCGGATATCGAGGACATCTACGGATCGTCAGCCTTCGAACAGGCCGCGCAGATGATCCTGATGCTCCACCGGGAAAGACACGAGAAGCGCTACACCGGAAACGACACCTGCATCATCGGCAAGGTGCGCGAGCTTCAGGGGATCGAGTCGCTGGGAATTGAGGCGAAGGACTGGGGTGGGCTTGTGGATCGCTATACCCCACGCACTTGACAGGCAGACCAATAGAGAAAGAGGCCAACTGTGGAGATACAGACGATTTTCGACACGAATCTTTCCCGGTGCAAGCGCTGGCATGAGCAGGGCATCCAAGACTGGTCGGCGCTGGAGTGGGCTGGCGCAATGGCCGGGGAAGCTGGCGAGGCCGCGAATGCGGCGAAGAAGCTCAAGCGCGTTGAGACCAACATGATGAGCATCAACGAGTCGGCCCGTCATTACACGAGCGTGGAAGATGCCCGCATGAAGGTCGCGCAAGAGGTGGCCGACACCATCCTGTACGGCCTGCTGCTGATGGCGAGGGTGGGCGTAAACACGCCGGAAGAAATCCTGCGCGAAGTGTTCAACAAGAAGTCCGAGGAGTATGGATTTCCTGAGCGCATCTGACCCGGCACTTCGAGGTAGCTATGCAGTGGGGAACTTACAGAGGCGCAGATTTGGGCGATGGCCGACCGACCCAGATAGCCCCCTGCGACCGCGACGGGTTCACCGAACATTGCCTGTACGAAGACTGTCCCTGCTGCCCGGTGTGGGATGACGACAGAAAGGTACTCGTCCATCGCCCCTCGCTCAACGCGCCACGCTACATTCCACCCAAACCGCTTTTACAGTGAGCGCCATGGCTGAAGCCTGCTACAACGCGAGGTATCTTGTCCTGCACTTCCTGAACGGCAAGCTGGAGTCCACCAAG